ATAAGCGGCAGTTTAAGAAATGGAAAGAGTATTTTACCTGGATATCATATGGATAAGGAAAATTGGATATCACTTGTTTTAGAACGTATAGATTCAGAAGAAGAAGTTTATAACTTAATTGAGCAAAGCTTTAATTTAACTAAGTAAATCGTAAAATTATCTTTCGCAAAAGCAACCAGAAAATGTTCAAACTTTTTTATAAAACCGAAACTTAAATTCGTTGGATAAGAATCCGTTTTGATTAATCTTTTTTTCAAAACGGGTTCTTTCTATAATATGTGGGTTCCAATGTGTTTTTGATCAACTTTATTTTAAAGCAACAACAACACGGCCATTAATATGCCAAAAGGTTGTTTGGTATGTCACTTTCCTTTGAATAAGCCGAATCTTTGTACAATGTTTTTTATTGCCTAAAGACAAAATGAAAAAGTATATGATCTTTCTTTATGCCAGGACAAACAGAAGAAGCAGAAGAAGCAAAAGTGCCAACCTCAGCGTTTTTAAGACAAAGAGGGGGACGTCATTCCATCACGACGGAGCGCATTGGTGAACTAGAAAAAGAAAATACAACTTATAAAAATCTGAAAGGCCAGGGCCGCGTGAAAGCCATGGATACTCAACGTAGTTGAGTCTACTGTTTACCCGGATTTCTGTTCAAAAGAGTTGCGAGAGGCATATAAAACGCCTGATCCAGTAGAAGTCGCCAAGCGCTTTCTGTCTGTCAGCGGTGAATATGCGAACTGGCTCAACAAAGCAATCGAAATCATCGGCTTTGAAGACGATCCGGTGATCAAAGATACATAATATGGCCGATGGAAAACGCCAAACAAAAAAAGAGGCAAACCCTTACGTTCCAAGGGTTTGCCTCTTCACATTTAAAACGTCCCAGGAGAGATTCGAACTCCCGACACACAGCTTAGGAGGCGGATGATCTTTTTCTGAAGGTCAAGAATTAAGTTTGATAAAGCCCTAAGATATCACATTTCTCAGGTGGTTTATACGTTTCAATCTGAGATTTTGTGATGAAAGATGAAGGAATCCGCCACCAATCCGCCACCAATGGTGGCGGGGGGCATGTTTATGCCTTTTTCTCGTCGCTGAACAAGTTATTAAAATGTTTAGCAGCTGTTTTATCTGCCTCTCTTAAAACATGTCCATAAATATTCATAGTTGTAGAAATATCAGCATGCCCCAATCGTTCAGAGATGACTTTTGGATGTACGCCTTCATTTATCAGTAAAGTTGCAGAAGTATGCCGTAATTCATGAAATCTAATTCGCTTTAAATTATGTTTTTTTGTAAAACGCAACCACCATTGATAAATTGAATCGGGGCGGAGAGGTCTGCCAGTTTCACTTGCAAAGATGAAGAAATGATCTGGCCACTCTCTCCGATCTCCCACAGCTAATTTTTCTTTCATTCGGATTGTCTCCAGCTTTTTTAGCATCTTTTGCAATGGCTCTGGTATTGATATCAATCGTTCTCTTCCGGTTTTGGTCCCTTTTAATTTAACACCTTCACCCTTAACCGACGTTACTGATTGCTCAATATGAATCGTTCCATTATCAAAATCAACATGTTTAAATTCTAGCCCAGCGATTTCACCTTCACGGGCGCCGGTGGATAAAGCGAGCAAAATTAAAACTTTCCAACGAAAGGGTTTATTATTTAAATGACTTAAGATGTCAGCAACTTCTTCTTTTGAATAGACATCTGATTTTTTATATTTTGGTTTTGGTGGTTTTGCAGGGGTTGCTGGATTTTCTTTAATATAATTCCATTCTGATGCACAAGATAGTATGCTATTAAAAGCTTTATAACAATTACTAATTGTAGAGCTGGACAGTTTCCCTTTTCCATCTACTCGTTGACCGTCTTTTTTTAGCTTGTTCATAAAGTTAACCACATGAATCGTTTCTATATCCACTAGTTTCATATGCCCATAGAGGGGAAGAACTCGAAGTCTAAGGTCATTTACGTAATTTTGCAAAGTTTTAGGTGAATATGTCTCAATAGCATATTTTTCATACCATTCATCAAAGAACTCCAGTAATGTTGTCTGTTTATTTACTTTAACGTAGTGCCCTTTATAAACTTCTGTTTCAAATTCAGACAACATTTTTTTTGCTTCAGTCCTATTCTTAGCAGTTACGGTTCTGGTTTCCCTAATTTTATTCCCTTTGGAGTCATAACCGATGATAACAGAAAGTCGATATTTGTTTTTACCACGCTTCTCGATATAAGCCATTTCAATACCTCCAATTTAAATTATCTTAATTAACTCAATATATCTGAGAGGGGAGAGGGTGAAACATACGTTCTGTTTTCAGTGAAAATAAAAAGCCCAAAAAGGGCATTTTTATTTTGTTTTGAAATACATTTCTCCTGGTTCGTGTAAACTTTTATAACCAATAAGGAAATCATCACCTTGCTTCACCTGCTGCACAATAAAGCCTTCCTTTGAAGTTCCTACATAAATGTCTCCCTCTAATTCATTTGGTATAACAGGCTTATCTGAGTTGTAAATCTGACCATCTTTGGATACAAAATCAAAGCTAAATGCTTGAGCGATTATAATTGGATACTTTTCATTTTCTATTTTGTCTAATCCAACTTTTAATTTGACCAATGCCCATTCATAGCCGTCTTCAGCTTTAGGGTTAGTGCTATTCTCTTCCTTTAAGATTTCATATGCTTTTTCTCCTCTAACCACATCTTCAACAGTAATACTTACTTCAGCTTCATACTTTACACCGTCATTCCCGCGGACAGAGTCAATAATTACTTCAGGTTTCTTAAAGTTAAAGGGATTATTTTTGCTGCCAAGTTCAGCAGTCTCGCTCTTTTTATCCGAGGCGTCGTTGTCATTTTTATTGACGGGCGTGTTATTACAGGCAACCAATGAAAGAAGCAACATCAAACTTACAATGCAAAAAAATGATCGGTTTTTCATATGTATATCCCCTTTTATATGATTATTTACCTTATTTTCTGATGCGTCTTATGATTCGTTATTCCTATTTGGTATCAAAATTTTTTTAAATGGCATAACTCGGGTGGAACTCCATGAATTTGAGCAATTTCTTTCAGTGATAAATTAGTATCTTCATAGTTTAATAAATATTCATCAGGTAAAAGCATCTCAACTGTGAATTTGTTAGCTTCGACTTCTATTTTCTCGGCTGCATAAAAGGTCTTGCTCTTTAGAAAGGGGGCATTTGAGTTAGGGTGTAGTACAGCATGTCCTAATTCATGACAACATACAGGCCGATGTAATATTTCATCAAGCCTGTTGTTAATATGAATAAATTGATATCGTTTATAAGAGCTGTAGTAACCTAATGTTTTTCCTAAGTCTTCGAATAAGATCATGATATTGAGACTTTCCGCGATTTCAAATGGATCATTGCTATTGAATCTTTTAATGAGTTCATTGACCTTCCCTTTTATAAAGTGCATTACTCTTTTCTCACTCCTACTTTCTATATTTCTTCGGGGTGAATTTTTGTTTTGCCATCCGTTTAGCTAAGCGCATAGAATTCTTTAGCGACTCGATCAAAAGCTCTTTGTCTTCTGGATCCATATCATCAATAGTTTGACCATCGTAATGAGAGTATCCATTTTCACTTTCGAGGTTATTTATTATTTTTTCCAAGTCTCTGGCAATGTCTTTCTCATCTTTCTCTGTGAGCTCAGGGAGTGTTGAATTCCAATCTACTTCATCTTTTTTATCTATATAACCAGCGGCTCTTAAAAGCTCCTCATAAGGATAGTCATACGCTTTAGCAAATCTTTTTAATGTCTCCGGGGAGGGTTTAACAGGCGTCTTTGTTCCGTGTTTAACTCCTTTTTCAACATCAGCAATATACGTATGACTTAATCCTGTTAATTCGGCTGCTTTTCTAAGTGAAAGTTTTCCACGTAAGCTCCTGAGCAGGCTACCCAATTCATTCATAATTATTTCTCCTTATGTTGCCTTTATATAACATATTGTAAACCAAAACTGACAAATAAAAAAATAGGAAACATAAACTTTTTTGTTGTACTTAGTTGACAGTTTGTTGCCTTGGGTGTACAATTTGTATCGTAAACAACAGGCAACAAAAAAGTGAGGTGAATCCATATTGAAAAATAGAGTTAAATACCTTCGCAAAAGTGAAGAGTTTGATTTAACGCAAGAACAGCTGGCTAAAGAAATTGGTGTATCTAGATACACTATTGCTGCTATCGAGAAAGGTTCAAATACTTCAGGTGAAATTGTGATTAAAATCGGAAACTTTTTTGATAAAGATCCAAGAGAAATTTTTTTTATAGATGATGTTGCCTATGGTTTACAAAGTAGAAGCAGATTTGATTCAGCTTAGGAGGTTAAATATGACACGCAATACTTTAACTGTACAAGAAGCTGCTGAATATTTGGGAGTACACCATGACACCATCTACACAATGGTTAGAGAAAATCAGATACCTCATTTTCGTGTTAGGAAGCGCATCTTTTTTACAAGGCCTAGTATTGATGCCTGGATTAATGCTCAAGAAAACAAAATTATTGAGAAGGCATGTGAGTCACTCTAACCAATGTTGTCCCTACCCCAAATAAAGCTTACATCCATTAATTGTATATAAAAATAAGGGATTCTATACAAATACCAGGGAGGAATGGAAAATGTCAGTGATTAGCCGTTCAATACGTCATCTTCTTGAAACTGAGAAGATGACCGGGAGTCAATTAGCTGATGACTTGAATGTGTCTGAACAAATGGTCAGCCATATGAAAAATGATCGCAGAAAAATGCCTATTGATATTGCGGAAATCGCATTAAAAAAATTTGATCAACCGTTCTTTGCAATGGGCATCATGCATCACTTTTCAGATGGATGTGCGCCGCCTGTTTTTTCAGGAGATAGTGTTGAAAGACATCGTTTGGCTTTTGAAGAAATCATGGTCAATGAGGCACAAGAAATTGTTAAAACCCTTCATGAAGTCAGCTTTGTAAAGAGCCCGAAAATTGTGACTGCGGAAGAAAAAGAACGTGTGATAGAAGCCATAAAAGAGCTTCTTGATGTAGAAGCATGGGCTAAAAATTTAGCTGCTTTACTTTGTAAAGAATATGGGATTTCTCTTAAAGAATGTTACCGAAAGCGCCAGATCACTTGGAGAGCGAGAGGATGGATGACACCGTGAAAATGAATCAGTTTCTTGTATCAGATTTGACAATGGCAATAGTCGAGATTATTTGCATCGAGGAGTTAGCCAGAATGCTAGTTAGAGCAGTACATGAAGGTGATTCAGAAAAAGCCGACAATGCGATTCGAGATATACAAAAATCCCATAACGAGCTTAAGAGATTAAGAGAAAACAAGCGGAAATTTTCAGACGCTATGAAGATTATGGAACAGTCTCAATCTCCTACAGAACTAATCGAAAAATTGGAAAGGATGTTTTAAATGAACTTTATTTTTACTGTCAGTGGATTAAAGAAGGTTTCGGATGTTCGTGTGCAGTGTAGGAAAGCGAGAGAAAATCCAGCGGGGCTTTTAATGATAGAGGCAGAAATAAAAGGATACTTAAGGAGAAAAGCAGCAAGCCACCACGCTCACTGCTTTCGCCATAAAAACTACTGGACGAATTTATTATAAAGCTTTATTTGAAAATCGGCAAGCCAGCTTGTGCTTGTCGTCATGGCTGGGGACGTATTCATTCCATTTGTATACCCTCCATGCACCGTTCCTGGCTGTGACGATGCGCGCAAGCATCAGAAAGAAGGTGAAATTATGGGTGCAACATTTGATTCTGTAGAGGAATTGGTTCATGCCACGAAAGTTGTTGGAGAACTTCGTATGGCTATCTGTGCGGCAAAGACTAGGGCCGAGTTGTTTTCAAATGAGGCAGGAAAGGAAGTTCTTCAAGAAGCATTGGAACAGATTGCTCTCGATCTTTCAGAAGCGTTAAACAAGCACAAATTGTGAGGAGGGAGACGAATGGATCATCCAATCATCACTCAAATTGAACGTACGGGCTATCCCGCGTCTGTTCCAAAAGAGGATGAGAAAGTCAGGGATTTCTATGGTGAAGAGGTATCGCTGGCTCATGATGATTATGTCTTTGATAAAAATCAAGGCGAAATCATTTTTATCGATAACCTGCCGCGCTACTTAAAAGAGGAGCTTGAATTTGAATTTTATACGGGCAAATAAAAAAGCCCACTCTGTACAAGTGGGTGGTGAAAGGGCTGGTGAGGGCTCTTTCACAATACACACGATTTATGATGATAGTTTATCAAAATGCCTCGTGAAAAACAAGGAGGTTTCAATACATGGCAAAACCATATAGAATCATTAGTTTTAGTTCAGATCGATTTGATCAATGGCGTTTATCAGAAGTAAAGGGTGTAATCACTGTGAAAGACCGTAAGCCTGCTTTTCAATTCGATACAAAGGAACAGTTTGAACGTTACCTTCAATTGAATAGCTTCCGTGGAAGGGTGGGTGTTTGATGCTGGCACAGGTTTACATGCCAACAGAGAACATGACAGAGGAACAATGGCTTGAAGCGCGGCGAGCAGGTATCGGCGGATCTGACGCCGCGGCCATTGCCGGGCTGAGTAAGTGGAAAACGCCAATGTCCGTCTATTTGGACAAGCTTGGGCAGGCTCCGAAAGAGGATTTATCAGGCGAGGCAGCATATTGGGGCAACATTCTCGAGGAGACTGTTGCCCGGGAGTTTTCAAAGCGGACGGGTAAAAAGGTACGCCGTCGCAAAGCCATTCTGCAGCATCCTGATCATCCTTTTATGCTTGCCAATGTTGACAGGCTCATTGTTGGTGAACAAGTGGGTCTAGAATGTAAAACGGCGTCAGAATACCTCAAAAACGAGTGGGATGGTGAGGAAGTTCCGGACGCTTACCTGGTCCAATGCCAGCATTATATGGCGGTGACAGGTTTTAAAGCTTGGTGGATTGCTGTTTTAATTGGCGGAAACAAATTCATTTATAAGAAGGTAGAACGGGACGAAGAGCTTATCAAATACCTCATTCAGGTTGAAAAGGAATTTTGGGAAAACCATGTCCTGAATGAGATTCCACCTATGTTTGATGGTTCTGAGGCTTCCACGGAGCTTTTAACCCATATGTACCCTGTTGGTCTTGAGGATGAAAAAGAACTGCCTCTTGCGGCGAATGGACTGATTGAGCGCTATAAAGAAGCCAAGGCCGAAGAGAATAAAGCAAAAGAACAGCTGAAAGAGGCAGAAAACCAATTAAAGGGGATGCTTGGAGAGTATGAGACGGGCAGTGCCGGCAATGTCCGAGTCATCTGGAAAACTGTCACGGCTAACCGCTTTGATAAGAAAGCATTTGCTGCTGAACACCCTGAACTCTTTGAAAAATTCACTAAACCTTCAACTCATAGAAGATTTAGCGTAAAGGAGCTTAAAGAAAATGGCTAAAAACGCAGATATTCGTAATCAGTTAGCAAATAAAGTTAATACTGTTCAAACACAATCAGAGGAAGAACCTAAGACTATTGCAGGTTATCTTAAGAAACTGCAGCCAGAGCTTCAAAAAGCTTTGCCGAAACACATTACGCCAGAGCGAATAACAAGAATTGTTTTGACAACTATTAGGAACAATCCGGCTTTGCAAGAATGTTCCCCAGGTTCATTACTTGGTGCAGTTATGCAATCTGCACAGTTAGGGCTTGAACCCGGATTAGTAGGGCATTGCTATTTTGTTCCGTTTTGGAACAACAAAGAAAAAAGGCGAGAAGTGCAGTTCATCATTGGTTATAAAGGCATGATCGACCTTGCTAGGCGATCAGGACATATACAAAGCATATACGCCTACACTGTCCATGAAGCAGATAAATTTGTGTATGAATTGGGACTGCATCCCAAGCTGATCCATAAACCCGCAACTGGCCAAAGAGGGGAAATGACTCATGTTTATGCAGTTGCCCACTTTAAAGAAGGGGGTTATCAATTCGAGGTATTGACTAAGCATGATGTTGAAAACGTGCGTAACCGTAGTAAATCGAAAGATAACGGCCCATGGATAACCGACTATGAAGAAATGGCAAAGAAAACAGTAGTTCGTCGTATATGGAAGTACCTGCCGATCAGCATAGAAATTCAGCAACAAGTTTCTCAGGATGAGACGGTTCGTAAGGAGATAACAGCAGAAGCACAGTCAGTCTATGATGATGAATTAGTTCACGGGAGTTCAGATGTCCCGGTTATCAATGCCCCTGAACCCGAACAGACAAAAGAAGAAAATCAAGAAGTAAAACCAAGCGTGCAGGACGACGCTGATCCATTCAATGGCGAGCCTATAAACATCAAGCAGGATGAGTTCCCATTCGATGATTAAGGTGGCAATTCCCTTCTGTTACAAGTGGATGACGGAAGGGGCTTCTAACCGGGCTGAATTGTTCCGCGCCTATGTTGAGGGATACTTAAGGGCAAGTGAACCTCATTTATATTTAGTCCGCATCAGCGGCATGACAGCTCTTTGTAAACAGAAAGGAGGAGATTGACGTGCAGGGATGGATTAAGCTGCACCGGAAGATAGTTGATCATGAAATATGGAGTGATGTAACGACATTTCGGCTGTTCACTTTACTTCTGCTTAAAGCAAGTCATCAGGACGGAATAAAAATTAACGGTATTGAACTGAAAAAAGGTCAGTACATAAGATCCTATTCAAAATTATGTGACGACCTTGAATTTAAAGAAGGACGGGCGTTTAAAAAAGTCTCAAAAAGCACCATTTTACGTTCTGTGAAAAAACTCGTGAAAAATGGAATGATCACCGTTAGCGAAACGGATAGCGGAACGCTGTTCACCATCGTTAAATATCAATTGTACCAAGGGTTTAGCCATACAGATGAATCGTTTCACGAAACGGATAATGAACCTTTAACGAAACGACCGCAGAACGATCACGGAACAATCGCGGAACAAAAACAAGAATTAAAGAATTTAAGAAGAGAAGAAGAGGAAGAGAACCTCTCAGCATTCCAACAAATCGAAAACAAATTTCTGCAGCGGAAAGGCAGCTTGTTTTTATCGCCTATGGATTCGCAGTCAATCAACAGACTTCTTAAAGACCAAATTCCTTTGGAGAATATCCTGAAATGGATTGATGAAATATTCGACGAATACAAGCCGAAACATCGTGCCGATACCATCAAATCTTTTGCTTACTGTGAAAAAGGCATTCTTGATCGATGGGCCAAGCTTAAGCAACAGCAATCGAATGTCAAAGAGTTCCCGAATAAGAAAATCAAGAACAGTTTTGATGCTTTGGCCGAATACGCCAGAGAGCGCGGTATTCAGATGGGGGGATAAACGTGGAAGTGAACCAGGCAATGGAGATCCTGCAAAGAATAGCTGCTGCTTATACAAAATTCGATTTAACCGGCGATGTTGGTAAAAAGCGAATTGAACTCTGGATTGATCATCTTAGCAAATTGCCATATGAACCGGTTCTCGCGAAAGTGGACGAGCACATTTTAAATAACAGATTTCCACCATCTATTGCTGAGATTAAAGTCAGACAGCCAGAGAAAAACGAATTTTTAGCAAAACAGAAAGAGTGGGAACGCCATGCAAAATATTCTCCAAAACGTTGAGGCTGAACAGGCTCTGCTCGGCTGCATTCTCGTAGAAAGTGACCTGATTAAAGAATTGTCTCTGCAGCCCGAGCATTTTTCTGAAAC